AACCTACAGCACTTACACCGCCGCCACCGCCACCGCCGTAAGCAAAAGGGGTACTTGTTGGGCCACCAGTACCACCAGTATTACCTTGACCAGATGTTCCTGCGCCACCTACTTTAGCACCCCCACCACCCCCACCACCTGATCCACCGGCACGCCCAACAGAACCAGCAGCAGATGTTGCACCACCGCCTCCACCGCCGCCAGTTGCAGTTATTGTTGTTATTTCTGCTCCGCTAATAACAGAATTTCCACCGCTTGTACCTTGCGTACCTGCGGTTGTTCCACCGGCCCCGAATGCGCCTACAGTAATAGTGTATGTAGCTCCCGCTACTAATAAAAAACCAGCAGAAGTTAATAAACCACCAGCGCCACCCCCTCCAGCAGCCCCAGAATTTGTTCCTGCGCCACCGCCACCACCGCCGCCAGCAACTACTAAATAGTCTACTAGAACACCGGGCTTGGGCCAAGCAGTAGCCGTAAGTGCTTGCATCACTTCATTAGAACTCCAAATTCCACTTGCTGATGTAATGCTAGTAGTCGGCGCTGTAGCCGACATTACTGAGCCTTTGTACCTCGTGGACATTAGCTGATGGCCTCATAAGAAGTTGTAAAAGTAAGGGAGCTTGCCGTACCTGATGTAATTGATATGGACGTACCCTCTTGTAGATAAAACGAAGTGCTTTTATCCACTACTACAAGGGTTGCATTAGCCGGTACAGATACTTGATAGGCAATTGGGTAAGCTGTTCCACCAGAAGGAGCAGAACCTTGGGCCACCGCGCCATTGCTGTAAATAGAAACGGTAGCATTAGCAGCCGATGCAGTTACATTTGAAACCACTACATTGCCAATCTTGTTAACTATTCCAGATGATGCTGCGTTAGGCAGTAGCACTACCGCACTTGTTCCGCTTGGCGTGTAGTACGTTGTATTGCCGTAAATTGACGATACGTTAACAATATTAGGGTTTGCCATTTCTATTCCTCAATATCCAAAAACCATTGCTAAAACTATTGCTTTGCCTTCTGGAACAGCAACACTAGCTGGGTAAGTTACAAACACATTCTTTGTGCCTGCGGAAAAATTCACCAATGAACCAGAATTGCTAGAAGAAAGTACAGTTGTTCTTGATAGCGTAGTGCCAGATGATGTATATGTTCCAATTCCAACCTCCCACTCTGTAGTACCCGTAATAGTGTAGTAGGTAGAATTCCCATCACCAACAGCAGCGAAAGACTGAAAACCGGAAGCAGCACCTGCCAGAGTGACAGTACCAGTTCCGGTTGTTGTGGTTGTTTCTTGAACCCTATCGGCTAAGACTAGAGCCATAAAACTCCTTAAGCAATTCTAAGGATAGCATTGGTAGCGTCTGCTACTGGGAACTGCACAACAAAATCACCGTTGGTAGAAGTCTTATCTGCACCAAAAGAAATTACAGCAACAGCATTAGTTGTTGCTGTACCACCATCGGTGGTAGTGTTATAAATCAAAGCACCAGCGGCAGTGATAGTTGCGCTTGTAAATGTAGCATCATTGAAGTCAATGAATGCTGTAGTCCCACTGGAGGTGGGGTCAACATTAGTTAGGACGATTCCACCGGCTGTGTAGCCTGTACCAACAACTTCGTTAGTAGTGGTGTAGGCTGTGGTGGAAGCACCAAGAGTAGCAGCAGAAGTGAAGAGAGCAAGCTTAAATGTATGACCAGAGGTTACATTGAAGTCGTGCTTTCGCTCAAGAAGCTCCTTCTTAAAGCTTGTGCATACTGCGGAAGTGATAGCCATATTAATCCTTTAGAAAAAGAAAGGGGCAACCTCTTGTGGAAGCTGCCCCTGTTCAGGTAGTTAGCGCTTAAGCCAACTGTTCACGGTCTACCGAGGCAGGGCCAACTCTGTCTGCTGCATCAACGATGACAGCAAATACACGGATAGAGCCTACGCTGAGAGTTGTAGTCTCAGTAACCAACAGCAAGTCAATCGTATCAGCAGATTGCGAAACAATCGGATAGCCAGCGGTTGCAGGAGTTGCGTAAGTGCCGACAGCCGTAGAGCCAGTTACAGCAAAAGCTGAAACATAAGCAGCGGCAGTGACACCAGTAACACCCAAGCTGACGGTACAGCTACCAGTGACAGCAGAAGTAACTTCGTAGCCAGCAGCCAACACAATGGATTGTGCAGGGATTTGCAGAGCTTCGATGACATCAGCAGCGGCAAGAGCCGAGCCTTTTGCTGTTACAGCCGCAGCCAAGCTAATGGTATTTTCAACCACATAGGGCATGGGGCGAATACCACGGGCCGGTTGCAAACCTGCACCGACAGCGTTAGAGAGAGTAGTAATAGTTGCCATTTATGTTCTCCTTAAGCAGCGTTGTATTTAGCAGTGACGATGCCCTCAGGACGCAAGATTTTGCGACCATAGAGATGCATACCACGCACGATGTCAGCAAAGCTATCTGGGTCACGATAGGTTTCTGTCTTAGTGATTTGCTGAGCAGTAGCAATAGCGGACTGGTGACCAGCAACAATAACACCGAAGTTAGAGTTTTGGTTAGCCGAGCCAGTAGTACCAGCGCCAGTACCTACTTTGGGTAGGTTGTTAGACACATACACTTTGAAGCCGTGCAGGTTGTTAATCACCAAACCGTTTTGCAGACCGGAACCACCGAAGTCGCTGTTAAGCAAACGGCTGTCTTCGTCTTTCAACAGTTCCATGAAGATGGGGTCAACCACCAACCAACGACCTTGCGAGTCAACAAACTGTTGGTCTAGCAAACGATTCATACGAGCAATCACCATCAGAGGCGAAGCCGTAGCTGTGGGCATTGCGGTAGCACCCGGCAGACGAGCAGCCAAAGGAATGGAATGGTCACCAGCGGAACCAGTGGTAATGTTACCAAAGTCACCCTTCTTCAATTGCATGGTGGACAGCAATTCGTTGGAGCCAGCTTCAGTCAGTGCCTTAGTACCGGGGTAGGTAGTACGGGCTGTACCTGCTTGAGTGTGCTTAGCAGACTGCTGATAGCCAGACATGTAACCCAAAACGTCTTGGTCATACTGGTCACGGATGCGATAAGCAGCGCGATCAGAAGCCATCTGCATGAAATTTACATGAGAGTGAGCAGCCTCAATGTCATCAATCTTGAAGGCATAGTAGTTAGCCTGATCGACAACAAGCGTGAAATCCTCGTCATTCAGGTCTTGTGCAGTGATTTGTGTACCACGAGCATACGACTGAACGCTAACTTCAGGTTCTTTGATGATCTTAACCGAATCGCCCATGTTGGCAATCTCGCCAAAATAGTCGTTATTGGTTACAGCTTCAACAGTGGAAGCCTTACGGAATGCAAGTTGTACTTGCTTGGAATAGATTACCGAGCTAAAATTACCATTAGGTAAATTGCCGTAACCCGTTGCCTTGGGAAATGCCATGATATTTCTCCTATAGATAGATGGGCATATACTTATATACGCTGACCTAGTTCCACAGGGCCAATCATGCTAGGTGAATAAATAGAAATCTTCTAGGGGACTTTTATTTATTGGCTAGATTATTTGGGTAATCTGCTTACTGACAGTTTGCGTTAAACATTCTTGGGCTTTCGGTGGTTACGGATAACGGCGAAGGCCCAAGAGCAAGACCAAATCAATGACCTTGCTGAGGTTATATCACATTTTTAAAAGGTGTCAACACTTACCGCGCATTGCCACTCAGATCATATACAAACTTACCAGACTTAATAGCCTTGGAAATAGCTTCTTGGTTAGCTTCATACTGATGGGTTGTCATAGCATTAACTTGGGATTCATAAATAATCCCTTCCGCATCCTGCCCAGAAGGAGCAGAGCGGCTACTTCTAGTGGATATACCTTCGGCTGCGCTTCTATTCTCTGACTTCTTAGGCTTCCCAATTCCTTTGTCTGCCTTGTACAAATCAATAGCACGGGCCGCTGCTTTAGCGTCTGTGTCATTCTCATACAAAGCATTCTGTACCCACTTAGGCTGCTCTTCCACCCAATTGTGAAACTCATCACTGTCTTTGATGTTCTCAAAGTCAGGATGCATACGAAGTAATTCAGCTTCTGCCCTCTCTCTGGCAGTCTCTTGTTCCCTATCATCCAGAGCTTTGAAGCGCTGGTCTAGTTCTGCTGATTGTTCTTTGGCCTTCTTGATTGCAATTGTTTCTACAATACGGGCAACATCAGGATACTCATTAGCCCAAGCAGCTAGGTCTTCATCGCTGGTGGGGAGTTTAATCTGATTGCTGGTACTCTTCTGTAGTTGTGACCGAAGCTCATCAATCTCTTTTTGAAGCTGGATTTGCTGCTTTTGAGAATGGCTTCTCAAGTCGCCATAGCGTTTCTTAAATGTCTTTTCCTCTGCATTCAGATTGCTATCATCTTCTGGATTAGGTGAAGCTGGTTTCCCTTCTGCATTTGAATCAATTAAACTCTTAAGCTCATCTTCTTCTTTTTTAATTCTTTCGTCATTAGCATTACGGCTAGCAAACCCTGTCTTCTGTTCTTGTCTTTCCATCACTGCTTCTGTCATAAATATATATCCTTAAGTTGGGGCTGGTCTGTAGCCGATAAATCGGGGAGTCAGGTTAGCCAATAATGGTGGGTTATTATTAAGTATCTTCCAGCCCACCACTGGTTTAGATATGGATATTATATACTATTATGTTATGAAATAGTAATCATCATTATTAAGCTTCGCTACCACCTGTATATCCAGCAGCCACATTACCAAATCCGGGGGTGTTAGAAGTTGCATATCCACCACCGCCTTTAGTACCAGTGTCAATCGTGGCTACCTGAGCAGCAGCATCGCTTCTCTCTTTTTCTGCTGCTGCTCTTTCTGTTGCTTCCCCAGCGTCTTGTTGTCTAGTGGCTTCTACTGTCCTCTCGAAGGCTGCCTGAGACTCTCGCTCTCTATCTTGTATTGCTACCAAAGTTGCTCTGGCTTCTGTATCTTCTTTTGCTTTTATTTCTCTTTCGTCTGCTTCTTTAGTTTCCTTGTCTTGTTGCTCTTTAACTGCTTTTTCGGCTGCTTCTTTTTTATCTGCGGCTTCTCTAGCATCGTTCAAAGTCTTTTGATTAGCTGCTTCTCTATCTGCTTCTTCTTTATCTCTAACTTCTTGATCTTTTCTTTCAACATCTTTTATTGTGACTTGCTCTATAGCTTCTTTAGCGGTATATCCATCTTTTATAAGCTGTGCAACTTCGTTATAATAACCTATTGGTACTTGGCCTGTCAGCCCCTCAGACGCAATTTTACCCTCAGCACTATCTACTATTTGCTGTGCAGCTTTCTCAACAGGTACTCCTGAGGCTACCAGATTTATTAATTTATCGTATAAATTCGCTGGGACTTTATCTCTATACTCTACTGGAATTTTCATGACATCTTTATTAGCTGTGTTAAATCCGTTGGTAATACCAATAAGAGCATCAAGGGATGTTTTTGGTGAATTAGGTGTAGCACCTGTAGCAGCAGCATTAGCCGTAATTACCGCAATCTCTCTTGCAGACTTGCCATCTAATGTAGCTCTAGCCGCAGCTTCTTGGGCTGATTTTATATCTCTTGCATCAAATCCCGCAGCCGCTAAAGCAGAAGCGTCTATAGCTTTTGCGTTTGCTGCTGCCATTTTTTCGTTATTTATTTTAGTAAGATAGCCACCGCCTGCCCCTACAAGAAGACCAAGAAGAGGATTAAAAAGGCCGACAACAGCGCCACCAATCCTCGCCAAATTAGGATTTGTTCCTCCTTGGATATCGCCAAAACCTTCTACTCCTGCATCATTAACCGGACGAATTGCACTACCCCCACCATCCTCTGTTCCTGCTCCTCTTCCACCTTGTTTTCCTGTTGCATTAATATCAGTAGTAGTAGTAGTAGTAGGTGTTGTAATAACATTTTCTGGGACATTTAATACTTTCTTTACATACCCAGTAGGAATAGGAAGCAAAGGTTTTCCCTTTAGAAAAGGGATGTATCTGGTTACTTTTGTTTTAGGGTCTTCATACTGCTCCATTGTAAATCCTGACAAAGGCGCTCCACTATAGTCAGTTGTATTCACCCCACCACCACCAGCAAATTTCTTTACATCTTCTTTTCCATCAACAGAGGATATGATGTCATCAATGTGAGAAGAGAATTGATCTTCGTCACCACCATCTTTAGCAGCTTCTTCGGCATTACCCATCTGCCCCATACTATCCATTTTTTGTAGCCCTTCCTTAGCTGCGTCACGAATCTGCATCAACTTATCAAGCCCAATGTAACGTGTTACATCCGCAGAAAAAACAAACTCACCATCACTAAGTTTTGCGTCTACATCGTCTCTAACTTCATTCTGTAGAGAACCTACAGGAACAGCGTTACCACTAACAGGGTCTACTGTTCCACCTTGTTGTTTCATTCCACCAGTAGCTAACAGATTATTTGTGGGCATTTATTTCTTCCTTGAGATATTTCATTTGACGCAACATAATTATGGCTCCCTGAGCTTGATGTATTTCCCGTAATTCAACTGCTTGTTCGAGCTTTCGTTGTTGCTGTTCAATATTAAATTGAAGCATTTCACAAAAGCCCTCCCATTGCTTGTTATTTGCAACTAATACTTTTAACTTAGGTAGATAAGACTTATCAGACATTGCCACTAAATCCTTGTTCTTGTGGGGCAGGAGCAGCACCAACACCAATGTTGCCACCACCACCACCGCTCATGTCTGCCACACTAGGAGGGCCAGCTACGCCTTGTGGTGGAGCGCCCTGTGGAGCAGCACCGGCTGGTGCAGCAGGAGGAGCAGGAGGTGCGTTCTGCTGCATTAAGAATGCTTGCTTTATGGCCTCATCCATATTGTTAGTAACTTTGTCTGGGTCTAAGTCCATGCTCTTCGCAATTTCACGAATAACATAAGGGAACTTAGCAAACGGAGCAAGTGAAGGCTGGCTTGCAATCTGCAAGAATTGCATCAATCGCTGGCTTCTAACTTCGTTAGCCATCAAGCTCTCTGTTCCCTTAGCTGATACTTCCAAGTCTCCTTTAATTGCAGGGTCATAATCAAACTGCATGTTGAAGTTAAAGAAAGCCTCTCCCAAAGGAGCAAGTAAATAATCGTCCACATTCTTAATGACTGTTTTGATATTACCGCTAGCAGCATTCATTAACATACTGATACCGCTGGCAGTTCTTCCAACACCGGATACACCTGTCTGACCGTGAGAGAATGAAGGTAGTCCTGTAGACTCATCTGCTAGTTGTCTAGCCTTATCAAATAGCTGTAGATTTTCATTAGAGACATTTGGAAACTTAGTTCCAAACAGCGATTGACCCGGCGCTCCTCCTTGTCTTCGGAACACTTTTCCGGGGTACACAGATAGGTCTTGACCGGGGACAAGATTGGTTTCATCAATCTCAAAGATAAGATTACCAGACAGCACAGCATTGTCAACAGCCATACGCATGAAGCCGTTCATTAGTGTCTGTGTATCATCCATGTTCTCACCAATACCAACACCGGCTAAGGAGTAGGGATTGAGTTCATAAGGAACAGCATAGTAAGGAATACGCGCTGGCTTAAAAGGATTCAAAACAAGACGAAGAATCCTACCATTGCAGTACCAGATATTAGCTTGCAGTTCGCCAGCTTCTTTCATGTCTTCAGGAATAACTACATCATTCTCTTCCAACAAATCAATATCTACATTACCCCAGTATTCTAAAACTTCAAAGCGCTCAACACCAAAGGTGGGAGCATAATCTTTTAGATCATCTTCCCAATACTTCTTAACGTAGCCTTCACCGTCCTCAATAATTTGGTCAATTATATTAGACCTAAAATGCGGTCTTCTTTTCAACGCCCTTAGTTGGGTACGCGACATCTTGTGCCGCTCAATAACATACTGACAGTCTCCTGTGTTGTTAGCGTCTGAATCCCAATAGAAGTTCCAAAGGGAAACATGTGATGCTTCTGGTACAGTTTTAATTGTCGGTTTATATTTACCCTCATCATCCCAGCTAGCATATTCTTTGTTGACAGCGAATGGGCCTTTCATAACGCCCGTGCCAAACAGAGCCATTTCAAAAGCAGTAGAACGCAGATGCTTGGAAGCTCCTGTCTCGTCTAGCTGGTCATGGATTTTCTTTTCCATCTTCTTAGCCGCCACCATAGAGGGGCTGAAGGTGACAGATGAGGGAGTAACCCCCGGCCCTTCTTTTAGATTGGGGATGTCTTTAAGTTCATCCTTCATATCCCCAAGCATATCCTCTAGATTATCTAAAGTGAATCCGCTTGGAATTGACTTGCTTCCCTCTTCCCCAAAAGGAATCTCTGTTTTCTTTTTCTCAGCAGGAGGTGTTTTGTCGTTGGGGTCAAAGTGTACGCTCTCTACTACACCATCAGGGAGAACAGTTGGGTCTACACTTAGTGGAAACTTGTTGTTGGAAAACAATACCTCAATGATCTGACCATAAGCAGCTAGCGTTTTAGTCTTGGTTACTTTAATGAATACACGAGACTTCTCATGTTCTGTAAACTGAACATCAGTTCCGTAGATGCCGCGATAGTTGCGATAGGCACGAAGCCATCTTGCTTCGTCTTGCCTTCTACTTGTCTCAGACCTAGTAAAGCGTTCTTGCACATAAGCAATAATCCCGCCACCAGCAACTTCTGCATCATCTACAGATTTAATATCGTCTAGGGCTAAGGTTTTATCTCCTAGCGTTTGCTGCTTTTCTACCATATTATTCCTTAATATCAATAACCAAAAACTGGGTCAGCTACTTTCATCCCATACTGTTTACTATTTGCTGGATTATAATCAAACAAACTACTTCTAGGACGGCTCATAATGCCATAGCGAATTGCATCATATAGGTGATCTTCCGTCTTTGTATCTATATCCTCAGGATTCTTTTTATCCAAAGGAATAATAGGAAGCTGAGCTATTGTGTTTATACAGTTACTAGTTATAACCATTCTTGGCATTTCTGTAAATGGGTCAATCTGCAACCTTCTGTGCATCTCATTCTTACCTGCAACTCTACTACCAGCGCTTCTATCCGAAGGTCGCCACCGGCATCCCTCCATAATCATCTGCTCTGCTAGCGATGGCCCTGTGTCACCTCTTTTATGCCAGCAACTACTATCTAATACTCCATATCTAATAGTGCCATCGTTCTGTTCTGCCTTTAACACCATGTGAGCCAAGTCTTTTGCCAATACCTTTGATACATATAGCTCACGATAGATGACAATTTGCTCACTTGGTGTGACAGCAAACCAAACAACAGCACTATGACTACCATATCCGTAGTCACATGACCTAAACTTTACCCAATTACTTGGGATGTCAAAGGGTTCTACCACATGTATAGCCCTATTAAACTCAGAGAAGGCTGCTCCCTCTGCAATATCCCAGTTTCCTTCCAGCAATTGCTTGCGTTGATGCTCAGGAAGGGACAGCAACATCGTCTCATAGTCGCCTGTCTCAGCCAAATACGGGTTATCAGACAGCATAGCAGGTATAAAACGGCGTTTAAACAGGGGTTGACCCTCTTTAGTGTGTCCTTTTGGGTAGCTTAGTACAGTTGCAGTCTCAATATCTGTAGCCCAGAAGGGTTTTCCTGCTGGTGCTGGGTCAATAAACATCTTTTTAACCCAAGCATGACCGGGGCCACCCGGATTTGTGGTGGCTCTCATGTAAATTGGGAGGTCTGCTGCTGGAGTACGCAGCCGTGAGCGCATATAGTTCCAAGCAAAGGGGGTATGCCACTGTGTAAGCTCATCAAAGCCTATCCAACTGAAGGCTAAGCCCTGATATCGCAGCACATCCTCGTCTCTGTCTAGGTAGGACATCCATAGCCTAGCTCCAGACGGAGCAACCCACTGCATCTTGCGCTCACTCCACTTAATGTTGGGGTAAATCTTGGGATATATCTCTTGGCTTTTCCAGATAAGCTCACGAAGCTCTTCTGTTGTGTGGCGTAGCAGCAATCCAGAGAATTGTGGGTGGGCTAGATAGCGAAGAGGGTCTGCCAACATGGCATAACTCTTGCCTCCACCAGCAGCACCACCATATAACACTTCTCTTTCAGAAGCGGACAGGAAGAATGTCTGAGGCCCAGCATTGGGCTTGAAGATTACATTCTGTGTGGAAGTGGGAACAACAATATTAGATATCGCTGGTTCTGAAGCTGGAAGAGATGTCTCTAAAATGATCGGACTTGAAGTAGCTGCCTTCGGTTCCGATTCTTTTTTCGTATTCTTCGGCCTTCCTAAGGGCTTCTTCGTACCGCTGGGCAAGGAGGCGGTAAGTTGAAGATTTTCTCCTGTTCGACTGTTCATGTTCTATTCTGTTCTTTAGTCCTGTGTGAGAAAGATGCCTTCCTGTTGCTGTTGTAATCCAAGCAGCAACTTGCCTGTATGAATATTGCTTAAGATATTTCTTGGCTTCCTCAAGAGCATCTAGTTCTAACGGAATAGGAAGGAGCCACCCTTTATTCTCTTCATCTTTCTTGTAGCCAAACGGTATTGTCCTAGACAACTGAGGTACTGAAACATATTCCTTACCTTCTGGCTGTGGCAGTATCCACTTACCAGCAGTACGTTCAGTCATTAGTCTTCCTCGGATTTATCCTTGGCAGGTAAAATCATAATGCCATTCATGGCTTCAACTTGAACTTTGTCTGTCTTAACATGACCAGCTCTATCCAGCATATCCTTAGCAGCGCTTAGCTTTTCTTTCAATCCCAATTGAGTAGGACTATCAATGCCACTAATTATAGCACAGGCAGCACGGGGTGCGTTCATAGCAATATACAATGTTGTGGCTTCAGAGATTTCTTCTTTCAAAGAGTTAATTAGTTCTTTGGTGGAATAGCCTTCGGAGTAGCCAGCCAATCTCTTTGCAACAACAGGATTACCTGCTGCCTCTTCAAACAATATCTCTAGAAATTTCTTTTGTCTTTCGTCTAGTTCTTTTGCCATTATCTATATCTCGCTGTTTTAGAAGCAACAGACTTAGGCTGTGCTACAAATTGTTTACCCTGAGCTTTGCCTGCTCGCTTTGCTTTTGTTGTGGTAGCATACTCCGCAGGAGTTAAAGCCTTTATCGCTGCCTCTGGCAGATAGCGCTCTCCAGTTTTAGATGAAGGCTTACCGGATTTAGTTGTCCACTTCTGATCGCCCCAATCTTTCAAAGATTTCTGAGAGGCTTTCATGTTTTATAACCTCCTCCAGCGGCTTTATATTTCTTTGCCACAAGCTGTGCTTTTCTAGCTGACCATTCGCCAGCGGCTGTGCCTTGAACAGCAGCAGACTTAACTTGAGACAATATCTTCTTTCTCAGTGTAGGCTTAGTATATGGACTAGCAACAGTGCTTTTGTTTTTAGTAGCCATTTACTATTTCCTAACAGGGTCAAAGTATTCTTCTACAGAAACTACAATGTCAAAATTACTTGTACTGTTTGTAAAAGCAACAAGTTTATCATTCTGATGCAAAGACATAATTCCAGCATTCAAAACATTAAACGAAGAAGCTGCTGCCATATCATAGGCATTTAGAAGATAGTCATAAGTGCCATCTTCAGAATGATAGAACTGTACAGATATGTACTTGTTTGCTACAGTTCCAGAAGCAACATTTAAAAATCTAATAATGGAAGAGAAGTTAGGTGGACAAGTATAAATAACTTGAGCACTCCCATTAGCTGCCGTAGCAGTTATGCGAGTGCCTTGTGTTTTAAATTTACTTGCTGCCAGATTTGGCATGTCTTACTTCTTCTTCATTCGTGAAGCTTCAGATAGGGCTATGGCAATTGCTTGCTTAGGGTTCTTCACTACAGGGCCACCTTTGCCACTATGCAAATCTTTGCCCTTAAACTCATGCATCACTTTACCCACTTTGGCAGTTTGCTTCTTAGTAAGTTTCGTAGCCATGTTAGCACTTCTTGCCCTTAGCCATACCACCTTTGTTCATCATCATCTTGTCCTTAGGCTTGCCCATACCAATGACAATAGCCAGAGCAGGAGACTTAGCACCCTTCTTGGCAGCACCACCTTTAGCCATCATCATCTTCTCTTGTTTCTCTTCTTTCATTTCTTTCTTCATTGGCTCTTTCTTCTCATGCTTCATCATTGCAGCCTTGCCAGCATACATCTCTTTGCCTTCAACAATTTTCTTAGTGAGTGCCATTTTATTTCTTGCCTTTCTGAGCAGGAGGAACCGAAGCTCCACAATTAACATATCCACCTTTAGCCATCTTCACTGCACCACCATAAGCCATCTTAGATGGCTGTGGGGGAGTGGAAGACTTGGTGGTTCCAGCCTTCGTTTCTTCGTATGCTTTGTATTCAAGCGCTGTAGCCTTGTCTAAATAAACATTGCGTACATCTTGAGGAAGGCTAGTATCCTTAGCCTTCTCTCTGTACATTGCTACCTTCTCTGCTGCTGTTGCCATTGCTGTTTCCTTCTAAATATTAAACCAGTTATATCACCATTTTATTTTATCAGACCAGTATCCCGCTGACATCTTACCTATTGCTATCTCCTTGGCATGTCTAGCTTTGAAGCTCTTCTGCCTAGCCTTGTCTTTTTCTGTTGTTGGATTGGCTCCTGCTCCTTTAACACCCTGCTGTCCAAAACGAATAAGCTTAACCTTATCGCCTTCTTTGGCTAAAACAACATGGCTCTTGGTGGGATGCTGCGGGGTAGTTCTAGGCTTATTATACCCGCTAAAGACTTCTGTTCCTCTTTTAATTTGCATTTGCTATTCGCTAATAGAAAACCTACTAGCTCCTTTCCTATCATTCCATCCTTCTTGTTTCATTGCATATTCAACAACATCAAGAGGGAACCAGTAGCCTGTGCGCTTTTCCAGCGCTGTTCTAACAAAGTAAACATCACTGTGAGGAATATGAACTGTTTCCATTTTGTCATTATGCATAGCTATATAGACCTGTGCCATAACAGAATAGGGTGGAGAGTATAACAATCCTTCAGCATCTAATTCTTTCTTTGTTCTTAGCAATGTGGATGCTGTACTCTCTGTTTGTTTCATAATGTGGAATTGTAGCTTTTAGCTTTTAAGTAGCATAATTGGCATTGTAATTGCTTAAGTAGATAATTAGAACTCTAATTTAGAAAACAAAGAGAAATAAGAATAAAAGAATAGTCTAACTACTTTAAATACTATAGCTACCATTGTATATTAAAACAGTTTCTTTAACGCTATAGAACTCTAAGAGGCTCTAATTAACTATGAAGACTTCATAGCCCCCCTACCCCCCACAGCTTGGAGTGTTACACACAATGATAGCATCTGTCAACTCTTTTCTTCTTTTTTCTTTTAGCCTCAATGAGAGCATAACACATCTGTGTGTACATTGTCCCTCTTCTCCTCCTATAGTCCGGAAACTAAGAAGACAACTTCAGTTGTTGATTACACAGTCGAGATTGCTTTCCATTGCAACATCCTCAGCAAGCCACCACAATGGGTCTTTACAGCCCTCTTAAGCAACAGCCAAGGGCTGAGTGGCCTATATAGTGTTTATTCGATTCTAGCACGGTTTAGCTGCATATACATAAAAGTGTACAAGAAGTGTGTTTTTGTGTACATATATACATATAAAGGGGAAAGTTAAAATCCCCTTCTGTGTGCGAGGCCATATACAAATAGCGCCATACCCCCGGGTGGCCCACGCCCACCCCCGTCAGTGGCGGCGCGGCGGCGCACGGCAGCGCGAGGCCGCGATCAGGGCTGCGTGGAGGCAGGTGTTATTCTGATGCATTCAAAGAATCACCCTGAATTCAAAATCTTCAATGAATTCAATGACTTACATAAGAATGAATACTGATACAGAATCACCTTTTTGTTAATGACTCGTTGGTCACTAGTCAGACTGACCAGTCACTGAACATACTGAAGGGTCGGAATATATACCACCCATCTAAAATCTAGACTGACCAGTACAGCATCTAGACTGACCAGTATAAAAGCTGTTCAAATCCACAGTGTTTCCAAGCCCTGAAAAATGCCGTTGTTTCATTGTAAAACTACAGAGTTATCCACAGCTTATTCACCGCACAAAATGCCTATTGTGGAAAACCTGTGGACAATCGGAAAAGCTGGAAAAGCCTCGCGTACTCTTCTTAAACTAATAAAAACAATTCTTATGCCAGAACACAGTGATGGCATCTAGAATTGTATTAGTTTAAGAAGGTCTGGGCGCATCACCCGCGAATCTTTGTCTTTCATTTTTGAAGAAAGTATCCCCTTCATCAGTATGAGAAGGGGAAATACTTTCTTCTTCAAAAAAAATGAAAGACAAAAAATGAGAAAAGCCGCTTTTTTCAAAACCCTTGAATCGGTACTGTCCGACAATGGTGCAGCTTTTGATAACATCTTCGATGCTTTGGAAAATTTTCATGAGAAAAATTCTGAAATTGTGAAATACCTCAAAGATGCATTCAAAGCATCCCCTGAAGAAATTCATGCATTCAGAAAATTCATGTCTAACATCTACCTAAATCTTGAGGCAATAATGCCTGAAGAAGAGGTGCAGTGGGCATCATGGCACGAGGTTCAAACCCTGCTAATTCAAGAGTAAATTTTGTAAAAATTTAAAGGAAAATATCATGAGAAAACCTGACTATAGTTTCACTATCTTCATGGCATTCAAAGCCACAGTATTCCTGATAGGTGGTGCAGTGAGTGTGGTTGCATTGGGTAGTGATGGTGGTTACACCATGATAATTGCCGGTTTCATGGCACTGGTTCTGACTCCCCTCATGGCCTTCGTAGAAGGAAAAGCGGGGTAAGCCCTACAGTTGACAGGGTTATTATCGGTGTGCTACAGTAGCGTTTCTCCGGCAATTTTGCCACAATCTTTCCTTAAGGAAACACGTTATGTTCAAGTCTAAAGCTTTGCTTTCTATCGGTGCAGATGCAAAAACTGTCAAGGGTGAAACCTTTGGTTTCTTAACCGGCATCTTATACTTGGCCCCAGCAACCACCACGAAGTGGAATACTTGCAGCATGGCTGTCATTGCCCAATGTAGCAAAGGATGCCTATTCACCGCTGGACGGGGTGCAATGTCTACAGTGGCACAGGGCAGAATCAATAAGACAATATGGTTTTTCGAAGAGCGTAGCTCTTTCATGGTGCAATTGGCAATGAATATTCGTCAGCTAGTTGCTAAAGCAACAAAGCAAAATAAGACAGCGCTGATTCGATTGAACGGCACTAGTGATATCCGGTGGGAAGCTGTAAGCTTTATTGATGCCGATGGCACTGAATATGTAAACATATTTGCTGCTTTCCCTGACGTTCAATTCTACGACTACACCAAGGATGTAAATCGTAGATTTATTCCAGCAAATTATGACCTGACATTCAGTGACAGTGGTGTGCAGGGCTTTCAGCCCTTTGTTGAAAAAGCAGTGGCCCTTGGGATGCGAATTGCGACAGTATTCCGTGACGTTGCTTCGATTCCGAAGATGCATAGGGGAATGGCTGTAATCGGTGGTGATAACAGTGACATTCGTCACTTAGAGGAAAAGGGTGTGGTTGTGGCACTGTATGCCAAAGGCAAAGCGAAGCTTGATTACAGTGGCTTTGTGTTTGATCGTAAGAGCCTTCCTGAAAGGAAGTATATACCGATTGCATTAGCAGCCTGATAGCACTGCGTAAAGCCCTAAGGGCTTTGCAGAGGGTTATCGTACTTTCTCTATAGGGTTAAGCCCCGCTGTGAAGCGAAGCTTATTCCGATTGTTCTTTAAAAATTTAATTCCGGTATCAGTATGACACTGTGACAGGGTGTCTGAAATTGGCTGGGCTTGAGTAGCGGCGAGGGAATTCCGCTATCTATGCTGACATATCATGGTGATAATATGTGCAGGATGTGTTCACAGTGGCATTGGGGTCGGTGCTATACAGTGAACGCTTTAAGATGCTCTGTGGCACTGGGCTACAGAGTATCTATCAAGCAACTATCCAACAAAGGAAATTTATGTCCATTATATCTGCTGCTTTTTCCGCTCTCATTGCTGAAAGCAAAGGCAAATTCGTAACTGTAGTCTTTAAAAAGAAAGACGGACAGCTTCGCAAAATGAATTGCCGACTAGGTGTGAAGAAACACCTGAAAGGTGGTTTGTCCACTGTTGACCACAGCAAATACCTTGTGGTGTATGACATGCAGAATGCAGGTTATCGTTGCATCAACAGGGATACAATTGTATCTGTGGCACTGAGCGGCGAAGCTGCTTCGCTTCGTTAAACTAATTACTTCCTGAAAGGAAACACATCATGATGTTAACAACCCCCGATCAAATCGAAGCTTTCCGTCTCCGTTCACTAAGGCAAGGCCTTAAACTGGAGATGCGAGGTATGCGACTCACCTCTAAAGGTAAGACTTGCTATGCAATTCTTAAGGGTATGGGCTACAAAGGCACGAAGCAACAGGTGTTTGATCAGTTGACGATTGATAGCGAAAATGCACTGGCTGAAGCCTACAATTCTGAAATCACTTCCTGAAAGGAAACAATCATGAACTTAGAGCAAATCCAAGTCGTCCTGTTTGATCTTTATGACATTCGGGACACTCTGTCTAGGACAGATAAAGAGCAGCCCAAGAGCGAGGGCAGTGACGAAACCATAGGTGAGGCACTGGCTAACGCCATTGTCTTTATGATGCAACTCGAAGAGGAAACAGAATGAAACAAACATTAGCGGAGCTATTTGGTTACACTGTGTGGTGTCCACAATTTAAATGCAATGCATCACACCTTCACCTTCAAAGAGGCGCTAAGCTGGGCAGCATGCTACGATTGTGGTGCTGCTGTCTACAAAGGGAATACCTTTGTGGCCTATCGAAAATCCCTGAAACATTCCTGAAAGGAAACACTGTGTCAAATGATATGCAAATGTATGGCTGCAACATTGAAACTTTCAAAGAAAGTGTCAAGCAATCCATCACCTACCGCTCAGGTGGTGCAATGGTGGTGGCAGGGCTGATGTCAGATGCCCAAGAGATGATGGCACACGGCGACAGCGACAGTGCTAGGATGTATTTGAACAGGGCGAAAGCCCTAGTGTTTGACATGATGGATGGCAAAATGTCATTCGGCCCAACAGATAAATTCACTTCCTGAAAGGAAACAAAATGAAAGTCTTCGTATATTTCAACCTGCACAAGAAATGCTTTAGCATTAAGGCTCTTGAGGGCCAGTTCAAGGGGCTGGTAATTGGTCACACTAATAGTGTGTTGCTCTCTGATGTGACGTTCAAAGTGTCACAAGCTGGGCGAAGCAGGGTGCTGGCAGAGAAGCGCAAGAATGTCCATGCCGGTGTCGCTGGACACATGGCAGACAGTGGTGCTCATGATGTACACAGTCGGTACATGATGATGGGTACAGCCATCACCTACAACCCCTACAAGTACACCAGCTTTGTGCAGCGAAGCACAGAGCAGCCGGTACACAATGCCAAGTGGGCTGCACTGTTGGCACAGGATGGCAAGGGTTTCATCAGCGCTTCGCTGTGAAACGATTGGTGAAACGGTTGTTTTAAGCTAAGTTGTTGATTTCATTGACAGTTTAGCAATTTATGAAACGATTTCTGAAAGGAAATAAAATGAAAGTAATTACATTCACAGTGATGGGCAAGGGTAAGTTTCCCCATGACATGCTACGTTATGACCAGTGCTTCCCTTGTGATGGCATATCAGTACATAACATAGAGGCTGACACAGTTGCTGTACGTCCTGTCAAGCTTGTAAGCATAGCAAGCACTGGCATCACATCACTGCGCTGGGCCAGCTTTAACTGGTATGTTACTGAAGATTCTATAAAAGTTTACAACGATTACACTTCCTGAAAGGAAACAATATGAAAAGCATAAGCGATAAACCAGCACCTGTGATGGTGTGGTTTGGCGAGTTTGAACTAGGTAATTTCTATGTTGGCGAAGGGTCTGCACATCCTATGTACATCATTCATGCCATCCATGAACGGCGAGACATGTTGGAGAGCGACATTGAGGAATATGTCAAGGCTAATAATCACACTGGTGATTACATCATCCCTGAACAAACCAATGGTGCAATCGAAATTGTTTATTCACAAACCTATATGAAAGGACATTGATATGGGACTAGATATGTATGCATTTGTTGCCCCGTCTAAAGACGTAGGTGATGTTCAGATTATGGAGGGATTCACTGCCGGTGTGAAGCCTTTGAAGGTGGCTTACTGGCGTAAGTTTAATCATCTTCATGGCTGGATGCGTAGGCTCTATGAGAAGAAGGGTGGCACAGGGCAATTCAATTGTGTCTACCTTCGGCTTGATGCACAGGACATAGAGAACATGGCGAATGACTTACGAAGTAATAAGCTTACCCATGAGGCTGGTTTCTTTTTTGGCAATGATGAGTTAGATCAATATGATATTGATAACACCGAAAGGTTTATCGAATTGGCAACCGATGCATTAGTCGCTGACTATGCTGTATTTTATTATTCATGGTGGTAACTATGCAAATTTCTATTCATATCAAAGAAAACTACGGCGTACCTACAGCGTATCCGATTTGCGACAAAGCCAAGCTCTTCGCTGAGCTTTGCGGCACGAAGACACTGACAGTGGCGGCACTGGCTAACATAGCCCGATTGGGATACGATGTGCTGCTGGAGCCTACTCCGTATCCCGCCATCAACAAGGCCATCAAGAAGCGTAATACAGTAGGGGAAAATGCATGAAGACATTCACGATTATTGTGTACTCCGATGCGGGGCATGCATGGGGTAAGGTGAAACGACAGGTGCTGGAGAGCTTAGGTTTGGCACAGGCTATCAGCATTTACAGCTACCAGCTACGGGATAACGTGTACTTGGAAGAAGACTGTGACCTGCCTGTGTTGTGCCAAGCATTGAATGAGCGTGATGTTCGTATCAAGTTTGTGGAGAAAAACTCCAGCGGGAAAAGCAAAATCAGATCATACCAAGGGTATCAAGCTACAATTTAAATCATTCCTGAAAGGAAACGTATGTATATCAAACCTAAAGACGTAGGCTATGTCGCTGATGACTTCGGCCTCAAACAAAAGCGTGATTGTGCAGTGAGGGCAATTGCTAATGTTGGCACTTACTCTTACCCCCTTGCCCTCTACTTGCTTAGCAGGGCAGGACGGAGGGACAACAAGGGAACTCCGTGGCATGCACTGGATAAGGTGTACAAGGAAGCTGGTGCTTTCAATGTCACCTACTATGGCAAGCGGATGGCGAAGATGTCTATGGAACATGCAGTGACATACCGCGACAAAGGCATGACACTAAAGACATTCCTTGCTGACAACCCAAAGGGTAGGCATGTTGTCATTGTTAGGGGGCATGCTCTTGCTGTGGTTAATGGCAACACAGTGGATGTGTTTTCTAGCAAGGCAGGGATGCGTGTCATTGCTTCGTTTACGTTTGCAGAATAGGAGAGCGTATGTCTTTCTACACCTATGGATTTATGTGTGGCTTCAGGGAATGGGCCTAAGGTATGCTTCGGTGAACACGGGATAGCACAGGCTGACTACGACATGGGCTATGCCGCTGGTCAGCAGGAACTGAAACTTGATATAGCCCATCACAATCAACTTAACGTGGAGGAAAAATAATGATTAGCGAAATAGATATAGCAGACTTTGATAGGATGCCAGTGGAAAGCTTGTACAAGATACCAAGCAAGAGCTACATACAACTGCCCGTCAATGAGTATGTGTTCTTCTTTGACCACATAGATGGAGCATACAGCCTGTGTCGTGACATGTTTGGTAACACAGCCCACATATCTGCCTTCGCTGTGGTACATCCATTAGTGAAGAAAGACCCTGCTAAACAGTAGGACATTTTCTACAGGGATTTGACAGCCCTGTGGAAAGTGGTAAATTAATGCCTCTTTATTTCGTTTTCTCAACCATCCTTTAAGGAACTCTTGTATGCAAAAGCATCTCATCTTCTCCCGTAATGCAAACAATACTGCTCTCTCCACTGAGCGTATCCAGCAGCTAGCTCCTGCTGTGTTCAGCAACACCAAAGCAGAGCGCTTAACAAACCGCTATGCCTCACTCAATACCAGCGAATTGCTGCCCATCATGGCAGACTACGGCTACTTCCCAATGCAAGCTGCACAGAAGAAGAACCGCAAGGGTGAGACACAGCACTCATCACACATGCTGAGCTTCGCTAAAACCTACCACACTGAGGAAGTGATTGGTGCTGTCCGTCCCGAAATTATTCTGTACAACAGCCACGATGGCAGCAGCAGTGTGCGTTTGTTTGCTGGATGTTTCCGGTTTATCTGCTCGAACGGCATCGTTGCCGGTGACGGGTTCCAATCCCGTATCCACCACAGTGTCCGTGCCATCACTGGCTTTGAAGATATGCTGCGTAACACAGTGGATGCATTGCCCACATTGATGGAGCGTATTGAGAAGCTGCGTCAGACCAAGCTGCTCTACTCCCAAGCACAAGCAATGGCAAGGGCTGGTGTTCAAACCCGTTGGAACATGTTCAACACTGAGGAACTGGTCAAGCAGCCCAATGGTGTGTATGCTACAGAAGCCACTGTCCGTGATGCACTGAAGGTACAGCGTAACGAAGACGATTACATGGATGCATTCACTGTGTTCAACCGCATTCAAGAAGCGGTGGTGCGAGGCAATGCTTTCGTGAAGAGTCTCACTGAAAAGAACAGTGAAGGCATCATGCGGAAAGCCCGTCCAGTTAACAGTGTCTCCGAAGGTATCCGTATCAACAGCGAGTTGTGGGATATTGCAGATGCTGTCTGCGAAGAGGCACTGGAAACAGTTTAATTTTCGGGGGGAAAGCGGATGCTGATACAGGGGATTGCGGAACGGCGGTCAGTCAGTGCAGCGAGTACCCCACCCATTCATCACCAAAGGAATTGACATGCGTAAAATTAAACTTATGGAATTGCTGGAGCAGCCGTTCAAGAAACCCACACCCTTGCAACTGATAGCACAAGAGCTAGCTGATGCACACTTGGAATTGCTCACTGCTGAGACAGGTGTTGAATATGCTCAGTCTATTGTTGATTACAACAAGGCCCGTATCACACGGCTTAACTCCCGTCTTAATTCCTACAAGACCTACGATGCAGGGCAAAACAAATGACGCAACCTATAGATTCACAAGTGTATAAGAAAAGGGTACTTTTAAGTGTCGGAACTGGTGAGCAACTGCATTCCTTCCTTGATAGAGGCTGGCAGATACTAAGTGGATGTGATGGGCATCACAACGTCAGAGGCGAGGGTGGCTGGTGGTTGTGGTATGGGGATGAGCAAGCAGCGAGGGATGAGTACGCTGTGTTTCAGGCTCGACTACAAGCACAAGCAAAAGAATTTTGGAAAAATAATTATGATTAAAGATAAAGCAATTGGTATGTTCATGGGTTTGTTTGTTGGTGATGCACTTGGTGCGCCACTAGAATTCCTCCGTCCCCATGAGATTGAGGGAGTGCATAGCGAGATGACAGGTGGTGGTGTACACAGCACAGACAAGGGCGAGTGGACAGACGATGGTGCTATGGCTGTGGCTATTGCTCAAGCCTACATCACTAATCGAGGCTTCAGTCCTGCTGAGATTGTCAACAATTTCAAGACATGGCGTAAGAGCGGACACTTTGGAACACGGAATTATGTCTTTGACATAGGCCGTACCTGCTCCGGTGCTATTGACAAGATGACATCAGAGTTTCCTTATGCTGGTAGTGCAGACACTAAGGCCAGCGGTAACGGCTCCATCATGCGACTGGCTCCCACCATGTTAGCCAACCACGACACTGTTGCACTAGCTGTGGCTGAGGGTGTGGCTGTGTCGTTGATGACACATGGTAGCCCTGAGGTTGTGCAATACACCGCTGCTTTTATTGCTGAGTGCATGGCTGGCAAGATGTTTTCCAACTACAACAAATTCCGTAGTTTTAATATCCGTAGCAGTGGCAGAGAAACACACGGCTCCATCATGCATGCTCATGTTCAGGCTTCACAATCCTGCTACATGAACACATGCTTTGAGGATGCTGTAGTGCATGCTGTTAACAAAGGCTACGATGCAGATACTGTAGGTGCAGTGACAGGCATGATGGCTGGTGCTATGTATGGGTACAGCAACATACCCAAGCGATGGCTCAAGACACTGGTTAAGCATGATGAATTGCTGGCTATGGCTGAGAAGCTTTACGATATGGGTACTGTGAAATTGCCTGAACTTATGGCAGAGGAAATAGAAGCATGAGTACACTCCCTCGCTATTTAATGCGAGAGACTAAGCCCACTGGCATTATCTATAGATACAACCCACCTCCTCCCGCTGTCAAGGCTGGGGTGGTGGAGAGTAAATCGTTAGGTAACAACTGGAAGATAGCTTTCAAGTATGTTGATGAGCAGAATAAAATCTTAGATGAGTGGCGTGAAGAGCGCGATAGGCTAAAGAATTTATCTAGCACATCTACAGTGGCAGACCTGATGATAAACTATAAGAATAGTTTAGCTTATGATAAGCTTGAGCCTAAAACAAAAGAAGATTACGACTACTATCTATCACGCTGGTTAAGTGATAGGGTAGGTGGTGTGCCTTTGAGCAGGGCTAAGCTACGGGATATCCTTACACCGATGTGTCAGCGTGTATATGACAACCACGCTGCAACAAGTGTTAGTCTCGCTAACCACAGCTTAGCTGTATATAGATTGTTATTCAACCACGCCATACGCAATGGCTTCACTACACATAATCCATTCACACACATACTCAAAAGGGCTGACAAGCAACGCAAGATAGTGTGGGAGAAGGAGCATGTGGCTGCGTTCTTAGATGTGGCGTATGGCAAATTCAAGTGGCGCAACATAGGTTTAATTGTGCAGATGGCCTATGAGTGGGGGCAAAGGCTAGGTGATATACGTTTGCTTAAGTGGAGCAACTACGACAGTGGCACAGGTACGCTGTCCCTTGAGCAGAGCAAGCGAGGGGCTGATGTATCCTTGCCAACGTCAGAGAACTTGCGTAACATGTTGGAGCAGCAGCACAAAGACTTTGGCTGGCAGCAGTACATAGCACCTAGCCCTCTCCGTGATGGTAAGGGTGGGCTGATGCCATATAGCCCTGCTCAACTGGCACGAATAGGTGGGGCAGTGATGGATGTAGCTGGTGTACCTAAGGATGTGTTCTTGATGGACTTGAGAAGGACAGCAGTGACAGAAATGATTGAGGCTGAAGTGCCTCTGCCTAACATCATGGCTATGACAGGCCATGCTACACCACAGAGTGTTGCACCATACATGAAGCATACTCTCAAGGGGGCTACAGTGGCAGCAAGGATGCGGGGATTTGTTTAACAATCGAAAGGAATATTATGGAAGTAATCGAAGGAAACTTTAATAACTCAATCACTCTCACACACAAATTGCAAGATGATATCTTAGATGTGCTTGACGAATATCGTGGCAAGATATCTGTTGCAGCAGTGCTTGGTGTATTTGAAGTAATTAAATTTGATTTGTTAACTGATGAAGGAAACTGATATGAGAGAAGATACTGTTCAGGTAGCAAAAGGATATACAGAATGGTTGATCAAGACCGGTGGATTTGCAAGGGACTTGACCATTCGTGACGAATTTTCGGTACTAGCTATGCAATCAATTATGACTTCAAAACCCAATACAGACTATGTTGATGTGGCTCGAAACGCTTACCAAATGGCAGATGCCATGCTAAAGGAGAGAAACAAATGACTTGCTGTTGCACTTATAAATGTGAACAAGGCCGCGATTGCCCAATACGCAAGCAGCGCATCAAGGAAGTAAACAAGATGTATACAGATTATGGGAATGTTTATCCTGATCTTAACCCCTATGAAGAAACTTTGGATACATTTAAAGATTTGGTTGCTGTCGTAATTGCTGTAGCGTGTATCACGCTGCTGGCTTATGTTTTATGGGGAACAACATGAACGAACAATGCAAATTTACTAATGCAAATGGCTACCGCTGCGGCAGTTACGCATTCAATTTGTACAAAGAGCAGATTGATCAAGGCGATAGATGCGATCACCACTACTGGCAAGAGCAAGCCATGAAAGCAGCAGAGCAGGAGCGTGAGGAATGCGCTAAGGTGTGTGAAACATCTGATCGCTATAGAGGTGATTATTTTGCAGCAGTAATCCGCAAAAGGGGAACAACATGAGTTTAGACGTTACTTTAAGTGAGAAAGTTTACAGCGCAAACATTACCCACAATCTTGGCAAAATGGCAGCAGAAGCTGGCATCTATCAAGCACTGTGGCGACCAGAGGAAAAAGGCTATTATACAGCCAAAGACTTAATTGAACCATTGACTAAGGGATTAGCACTACTAACTTCAGAACCTGAAAGATTTAAAACATTCAACAGCCCTAATGGATGGGGAATGTATGATAATTTTGTTCCGTTTGTTGCTAAGTACCTTGAGGCTTGCGTTGCATATCCAGACGCAATAATTGATGTAAACAAATAGGGGGAACAACATGACAGGCTACGAATCAAAACGCGCTGCGGCGCAGGACAAGTTGGCACAGCCAGCGCAGGAGCCGGTGGCGTGGATGTGGCGTTGTAAACCGTATTACGATTATCCTAATTGGGAAGTTTCATTAAAGCGTCCAGCAGACTCGGGGCGTGATGGAAACAAGAAAACAGACGGCTATGAAGATGTGCCTCTCTACACCGCCCCACCACAGCCAGAGCAGGAGCCGGTGGCGTGGGCGGTTGTTGGTGATGGTAAGTTTGGTGAATATGAGTTAGGACAAGTTTTCGTAGATTGCGAAGCAACGCATACTTATTGGGAAAATCGAGGCTATGAACTTGTACCTGTTTACACCACCCCACCACAGCGCCCGTGGGTAGAGCCAACGGGTAATGAATTGGTGGCGTGTGTCGGCAATAGCAGACAGTACGGAAGCAGAGATTGATTTTCACGACTTCTTTATTATTGCTCAAGCTGTGGTAGATAAATTAAAGGAGGATAATAAATGAGCGGTGGACATTTTCAATACAAGCAATATGAGATTGGATATATTGCTGACGAAGTAGAGCAACTAATCCTAACTAATACATCAAAGGAAACTGACGAGTGGGGTTATATCAAGGGTGCGTTCTATTCAGAAGAAACCATTGCTGAGTTTGAGCATGCTTTGAAACTATTGCGTGAGGCACACATTTATGTACAGCGGATTGACTGGCTTGTGTCCGGTGATGATGGAGAAGATAGCTTTCATAGCCGCCTTAAGTTTGAATTAACCGAAGCAAAACATAGCCATGAATGAACTATCACAAATAAATGAGTACACTAACGGATGGGACGAGGCGCTAGACCACGCTGCTCTTCGCCTGTGCGAAATTGCTTCATTTGGTAGCGACACTAAGGATAGCTTTGCTATTTTTATAAAGCAGCTTAAGATAAGGAAGCCACAGACACCAGCAACTCAGGCACTAACTGAAGAGCAGATTATTACAGAGGCACATAAGGCTCTGCTCCTGCTCACACAGAAGTATAGAAGAGACTTCGGTATTGATGGAGCTTGGGATGTTCCACTAGTCAGTGGAGAAAAAGTATTGAAGACGATTGATAACTATTTAAAAACAAAGACATGTTTATAAAAACACATCTGCCCTGTAAAAGCTGTGGAAGCAGCGATGGGCTAGCCATGAACGAGGACACCAGTACAAAATGTTTTGTATGTGATACCTTTACACCCTCTCTTATTAACCAACAGGATGGATACATAGTGATTGAAGAAGAAGTTGAAACCAGTAGCGCTGCCTTAAAAGTTTTTAAGGAGGCATCATCCATCAGCGTATCCGAAAGACGGATAAGCAAAAGCACAATGGAGAAGTACGGGGTTGTCAGAGAAAAGGACAACTACTATTTCCCCTACTACGATGGCAACAGCCAGCTTGTAGCAGCAAAGGTTAGGGCTGTCAGCGATAAGAAGTTTAGCGCTATTGGTAGCTGGGCTAAAGGAATATTATTTGGACAAAACCTATTCCCTTCCGGTGGTAAGTATCTCACCATAGTTGAAGGGGAGTTTGATGCTCTCGCTGCTTTCCAGATGACGGGCTCTAAGTATCCTGTGGTATCCATCCGCAATGGTGCTGGCTCAGCATTGAAAGATTGCAAGGCTCACTACGAATATATCTCTAGCTTTGAAAACATTGTGGTGTGCTTGGATGGTGATGCTGTGGGACAGAAGGCAGCAAGGGAAGTTGCTGAATTGTTTGGCAGCAAGTGCAAGATATTCAAGCCCGTCCCTGAATACAAGGATGCCTGTGATTGGTTGACAGATAACGCAGAGGCTAAGTTTGTTGAGCGATGGTGGAGGGCTGAGGCGTATGTACCCGATGGCATTGTCAGTGGCTCTAGCATGTGGGACTTAGTATCAAAGCCTATGCCACCAGCAGACTGCACCTATCCTTGGGCTGGCCTTAACGACATTACCTATGGCCTACGCTTTGGTGAACTGGTTACAGTGACAGCCGGTAGTGGTTTGGGTAAGAGCCAAGTGCTTCGTGAACTAGTGTGGCATCTGCTTCAAAAGACAAAGGACAACATTGGCCTGATGTTCCTTGAGGAAAGTGTTAAGAAGACTGGCCTATCTGTTATGTCCTTAGCAGCTAACACACCACTGCACTTGCCTGACACTGTAGTGTCTCCTGAACAACGGCGTGATGCTTTTGACAAGACACTTGGCACTGGGCGATTGTTTCTGTTTGACCACTTCGGAAGCACAGCAGTGGAGAACATTGTCAATCGTGTGCGCTACTTGGCTAAGGGTATGTCATGCAGATATATATTCTTAGATCACTTGTCCATCATTGTCTCAGCGCAGGAGAGTGGTGACGAGCGTAAGGCACTAGATGAAATTATGACTAAGCTGCGTATGCTTGTGCAAGAGACAGACATAGCTCTTATAATTGTCAGCCACCTCAAGCGCCCACCTAACACTGGTCACGAAGAGGGAGCAGCCACATCACTAGCACAGCTTCGCGGAAGTGGCTCAATAGCGCAGCTAAGCGACATGGTGATTGGGCTGGAACGCAATGGTCAGGCTGAAGACTTGATTGAAAGAAACACCACGAAGGTGAGGGTTCTAAAGAATAGATTTAGTGGCATCACTGGCCCTGCATGCAATCTTCTTTACAACAAAGAGACAGGTCGCATGTTTGAAGTTGATGCTGAAGAAGAGACTCCCTTGTTATGAGAGATGTACATGATTTATTTAGATATCGAAACAGATACGAAGCACAAACAGATATGGTTATGTGTCACCAAGAAAGACGATGAGATAAAACACTGGAGAAATAAAGATGGACTACAAGAATACCTCAAAGATAGTGAAGTATGCGGGCATAATATTATTAGTTTTGATGCTCCTGTATTGGAAAGGGTGTGGGATGTCACCATACCCCGTACCAGTCTAGTTGATACCCTTATCCTTTCACGGCTGCACAACCCTGATGTAGATATTGCTTTCATTGAAGGACAGAAAGTACCATCCCCTCACAGTCTAGAGGCTTGGGGCATAAGACTGAAGTGCCACAAGATAAGCTTCACTGACTATGATGCTGGGTGGTCTGAGGAAATGGCTGAGTATTGTGAGCAGGATGTAATCCTTCTAGAGAAACTACACCAGCATTTACTATCCCTACTAAAGAAGGATGGCTTTAGTCAGCAAAGTGTGGAGCTAGAGCATAAGGTTGCAGTGATATGCAAGGGCATGGAGGACAACGGCTTCAAGCTGGACATGCCTAAGGCTATGTCTTTGCATGCTCATTTAGTTGGGCGCATGTCAGACATTGAAGCGCAGATGCAACTGGTATTCAAGCCTACCTATGAGGAACTAAAGACTCCTGAGTATTGGGAAGTGGTAACTCCTGACTGGAAAGAGTACAAGGCAGAGACTAAGACAGAGCTTCGTCAGGTACTTAAAGACGCAGGATACAAAGCTTCTCTAATAAACGAATCAATGGCTGGGCCAATGAAGGTTAGGGAACACCTATTCAATGCTGGCAGTAGACAACAGATTGCTGAGCGGCTAACTATACTTGGTGTGAAGTTTAACAAGCACACAGAGAAAGGTAATATCATCGTAGACGAGACAGTGCTACAAGGCATAGACCTACCTGAAGCTAAGCTTGTTGCTGAGTATCTAATGCTACAGAAACGAACAGCACAGATCAGTAGTTGGATGGGCTTTGTTGAGGATGATGGCAGGGTGCATGGTCGTATCATTACCAACGGGGCAGTGACAGGTAGGTGTACACACAGCAGCCCTAACATGGGTCAAGTGCCAGCAGTCAATCCTGATACACCCTATGGCGCTGAGTGCAGGGAAATGTGGACAGTGGAGGAAGGCAATGTGCAGGTAGGGGTAGACCTTAGCGGCATTGAACTACGCTGTCTAGCCCACTATATGCAGGACGCTGTGTGGCAGGAAGAACTGTTGAAGGGTGATGTGCATTGGATGAACTGCCAAGCTTTTGGGCTAGTGCCTAAGGGTACAGTGAAGGATGACAGCAATCCTGAGCATAAGAAGTTTAGGAACCAAACTAAGGTTATGACGTACTCAATGCTCTACGGAGCAGGGGCGGCTAAGATTGGCCTTACTGCTGGCGTATCCCAAACAAAGGGTAAGAAGCTTATCGATAACTTCTTGGACAATACCCCATCACTGAAGAAGCTTAAGGAAAAGATAGCTAGGCTGTCTGCTAACGGTTTGCTGCCAGCATTAGATGGTAGGAAAGTGTGGGTAAGAACTTCCCATGCTGCATTGAATACCCTGCTTCAATCTGCCGGTGCTATTGTGGCTAAGCAGTGGCTGGTGGAGTGTGAAAACTCATTGAAGTTTCATGCAATTAATGCAAAGCTTATTGCTTTTGTTCACGATGAAACCCAATGGGAAGTTGCTAAGGAAGACGCAGAAAGAGCGATGAAAATTATTGAGGATGCTGCAACACAAGCAGGTGTTATGCTACAATTTAGATGTCCGGTTGATGCCGAAGGAAAGATTGGCAACAACTGGCGTGATTGCCACTGACGTTACAAGTGGATTTTATTTTTCATAAAGGAAACAGTATGAGTAAAGAAATTAAAAAGGTAAAGATTAAAGCTGATGTGTTTTGGTGTCAGCACACTAAGGTTAATGATATGTCTGGAAAGTATCAGCTTAACCTATGCAATCTGAGCGATGCTGCTGCGGATGCTCTGGAGTCTATGGGTATCAGTGTTCAAGTAGGTGAAGATAAGAAGTCCGACATGGGACGATACATCACTTGCAAGAGCCAATCCCCTATTCGTGTGCATGACACTGATGGCGATGAAATTACTGAAGCTATCGGTAATGGAAGCAAGGCTAAGGCTTTGGTTGGTTCCTATGAGTGGACATATAAAAATAAGAAGGGTGTGAGTCCTTCGCTAGGCAAGCTTGTAATCACTGAGCTTGTTGAGTATGGTGCTAATTCAGCGCTTGATGGTGATGACAGTGATGTTCTTTAAGGAAAACTCAAATGCAAATTAAACTAGACCTCCACATTGATACAGTTAACGCAGCCCTGACAGGCTTAGGTAAATTGCCATTTGAATTTGCTGCTCCGCATGTTCAAATTATTCAGCAACAAGCTGCCCCTCAAGTAGAGAAGGCACAAGCTGAGGCCAATGCACAGATGGAACTTCCTGCCACTACGGAATAAGCTGTGACCAATAAGGTAATAGCCTTAATTGATTCGGATATTATCGCATACAGGATAGCTTTTGCTTGCAAGAATGAGAATGGGAAATCTGCTAAGAACTCTCTTAACAGTTATCTCACTGACATACTTATAAGCGGTATTGATAATACATACAGTGGTTGTTATGCTGACGAATGGATACTCTACCTAACTGGTAAGAATAACTTTCGGCTAGACATAGCAACCACTGCTGTGTATAAAGGAAATAGAACAGCCCCTAAACCTGCACATTTGTCTGCTTTACGCAAACATCTTGTGGAGGAATGGGGCGCTGTTGTTATTGACGGTCAAGAAGCTGACGATGCAATAGCTATAGAAGCCACAAAGTTACAGGACAATTACATTGTCGCCTCAGTTGATAAAGATTTAGATCAAATAGCTGGCTGGCATTACAATTTTGTAAAGAAGATAGGGTATAACATAACTCCTGAAGAGGGTATGTTTAGATTCTATAAACAGATATTGACAGGAGATGCTGCTGATAATATCATGGGCATAAATGGTATTGGCCCTGTCAAAGCTGACAAGCTTCTTGCGGAAGCAGAAGATGAAAATGAAATGTATTCTATTTGTTTAGAGCAATATGATGGTAACGAAGATAGAGTTATTGAAAATGCTAGATTGCTTTGGCTAAGAAGATACGAGAATGAATTATGGCAACCCCCTCAAAGGAATAAACATGGCAAGGAAAAATAGAAATGATCTACAGCCCAATGATATTGCGGTTATCTTGCGTCCTAATCTTGGAGAAGATAAGCAGTGGGATAACACGTTTGAAGTTATTGTTAGTGGCTTCGGCCCTGTCAGTATTTCTAAGGAAGCGATGGACGATATGATTGGGATGGCTGTGCTGCTGGCTTCTGTTGTTCCCTTGATGGAGAGCAATGAGGAAGTGGCAAAAGAGATTATGGATCACTGTAATAAATTCTACGCACACAATGCTGTAAATATTGAATACAACGCCAACCATAATAGCTTTCCTGTCAACGAAGAAGATGCAGCGCTCTTTGATATTGATTCCCCTACTGTAGGCGGCATGCAATGATATCTACAGAAGAAATACTAGACCAAAGAGGTGAAAGGTATGGGGAATATATTAATGTTGCCACTACCAGCAGGACAATAAAAGAGGCAATAGTTAATGGCTCTAACATAGAAGCTGCCGGTGATGACATGCGTGAAAGCATGGACATGATTGCAAACAAGCTTGCCCGTATAGTTAATGGTGACCCCTACTACAAAGATAGCTGGCAAGACATTGCTGGTTATGCTATGCTCATTGTTCACAAGCTTGATAAGCTTGGCATGTAAGTATTAATGGCCTCTAAGAAACAAGTCATCAAACCCCGCAATGGTGGCGAGTGGACAGAGGCTAGGTATAGGAGCTTCGTAACATCAGCCTTGAGGTCAGCATCCCGTAGGTGGCCTCCTAAGTATTTAGCACTGAAGGCCGCTCTGATAGGAAGAAAAGAAAATAAGAAGACAGGTAAGTTAGCACAGCACTACAGATGCGCTGCTTGCACTGGAGAATTTGTAGCTGTCGATGTACAGGTAGATCATATCTATCCTGTAGTAGACCCGAAGATTGGTTTTGTTAGTTGGGATAAGTACATTGAGAATATGTACTGTGAGGAAGAAGGCTTTCAGATATTATGTCTGAGTTGCCATAAGGAAAAAACTCTTAAAGAGAAACTCGAAAGGAAAACGAAATGAATATTACTTGTACAACACTTGAAGAACTAGATGATGGCGGCGCTATTGTTCAACTGGAAATGGATGAGCAATCTAAAATTGAGCTAATTAATATTGGGTTTATTGCTCTACTTGAGTCGTATGTTGAGCAGCAACAAGAGAAGAATGTGGAAGTATATCCTTGGGAATATGACGAAGAGTATGACGAGGAAGAAGAAGAGTATGCCGAAGCTCCTAACTATTCTGATTTCATTGCGGAACTACAAACTTGCTATGAATATCACATAGGCAATGATGATTCAGAAAAACTCTTAGATTCTGTTGTTGAACTTCTGTTTCATTACATGGGCGAAGACAAAGCTGATGAATACTTCTATAGCGTATCTGCTTAGTAATATTAAATGAGCGGAGTAAAACTAATTTGGTCTACTCCTGATGCGGAAACCCTTGTCGCTTATATGGCAAGGGTTTCCAATCCAGAGAACCAAGATAATAAAGAAACAGCACCTAAGCTGCTAAAGTATTTGATTGATAACAAGCACTGGTCACCATTTGAAATGGTTAATGTCTGCATGGAAATTACAACCACCAGAGATATTGCCCGTCAGATGCTGAGACACAGAAGCTTTAGCTTTCAAGAACTAAGCCAACGATATGCTGTTGTCCATGACTATGACTTCTCTGAGGTTAGGATGCAGGACAGCAAGAATAGACAGAACAGTATTCCTGTACAGGATAGAGAGCTGTCCAAGATGTGGCATGAGTCACAGGTTGAAGTTATCAAAGCAGCAATCTCTAACTATGAGAAAGCTTTGAGCAACGGCATTGCAAAAGAAGTGGCTAGGAAAATCTTACCTGAAGGTATGCTGCTATCCCGCATGTATATGAATGGAACGCTGCGTAGTTGGCTGCACTACATTGATATCAGATGCGCTGCTGCTACACAGAAAGAACACAGAGAAATTGCTATGCAGTGTCAGACTGTTATACAATCTCTCTTCCCCTCACTATTCAAGGAATGAAATGGAACTAGATGAATATCAAAACAAAGCAATGGAGTATCGACTGGCAACAGCCAACGAAGCCTATGCTTTGTTTAACTTAGCAGCAGAGGTTGGGGAATTGCTTGGCCTAGTCGCTAAGTTTATCCGCGATGGTGGCTCTGCGGAAGATGAAGAAGTTTTAGGAGACAAGCTAAAGAAGGAGCTTGGTGATATCATGTGGATGCTAGCTGCCGTATCTGCTGATGCTAATCTCACACTGTCGGAAATCTGTACAGTAAATCTTGCTAAACTTGAGGACAGAAAGAGTCGCTCACAGATAAAAGGAAGCGGTGACAACAGATAAATTCTAGTATAACCATCATCCCTACGGGAGCATTGGCTCCCTTTTTTTATCTTTAGAACAGGAAAACTATGAACGATATTAAAACTCCTTGGTCATCTGTTGGCTACCTTACTTACAAGCGTACATATTCTCGCCGCCTGAATGAGGCTGACATCAATAGTCCAACAGAAGAATTCACCGACACCATCAAGCGTGTAGTGGATGCCACCAATGACCAACTAGGCTGCAACTTCACAGCAGAAGAACAAGAGCGATTAACAAAACACTTCCTTGAACTTAAGGGTAGTGTTGCTGGTCGTTTCTTGTGGCAGCTTGGAACCAATACAGTGGATAAGCTGGGACTAGCCAGTCTTCAAAACTGTGCCTTCACTGTGGTGGACAAACCAGTGGAGCCATTCACTTGGGCTATGGACTTGTTGATGCTAGGCAGCGGTGTTGGCTACAACATTCAGAAGCGCAACGTGGATAAGCTTCCCCTTGTCAACGAAAACTTCAAGGCTCCCACCCGCTTGGATAGCTCTGATGCCAACTTCATTGTTCCTGATAGCCGTGAAGGCTGGGTGGCTGTGT